GCATAAAAGCAAACTTCTTTAGGAGGTTCTTTATAACTTGGTTTTTCATTTTCAATAAGGTATGGAATATGTACAGCACAAATATTACATATAAGAACACCCTCATCATCAAGTGGAATCATTTCTCCTTTAAAGCAGCTCTGGCATATATCAGTTTCTCTAACAAATGAATTAATATCCAAAAAAGATTCATCAATATTGCTCAAATATTTTTGAACAATATTTTTGTTTTTGTTTTCATTAATATTTTTATCTTTGTCTGAATCATCTTTTTTAATTTTAAAAATGTTAAAAAGGAGTTGATTTTTAGAGGTGACAATTTTGTTAGTTTCTTCAATATTATTAATGCTCTTTTTATTTTCAAAGTATTCAAATATAAACTTTGAGTTATTAAGATAGTAATTATTTTTTTTGCTTTTTAATTCTTTTATGTTTTCATTAATTTCCTTAATACGATCTTTAATTTCCATTTTTTCATCAATAGTAAGTTCAGTTTCAATTTCAAGTTGTTTATATAAACTATATCTTTCCTCTTTTAATTTAGGTATAATATCAAATTCATCTTTGGTAAATTCATTAACAAACTCTTTATGCTTACTATCAAGAGTAGTAGTATATTTTTTACAAATTTTTATTTTTTTAGCAGCCTTTGGTTTAAATGATGGCATTAAAATATATATAAGAATGTGTAGAAATATTTAATAGTTTATTTACATAAAGATATAAAAAAAATAAACGGAAAAAAATATTCTTAAAAATATATAATTTTAGTTTCCTCTAAAATAAAATATATAGGATTTTTTTAGATTGATTAAGAAGATAAAATAAAATAAATAGAATGTAACTAAATCATATATTTATTATATTTACTTTTTGTTGGTGTTAGTTTAAAATAGAAATAAAGAATGATTTATAATAGTAGGATGAATATAGAGGTAAAAATTGAAAAAGATCAGAGCCTAGAAATAGATAAAATAAAATTTCAAAAAATGGTTTTTCTATTTAATGCATTAGATAATGGTTGGTCAATTAAAAAAAGAAATGATTCATATATATTTACAAAAAATCATGAAGGGAAAAAAGAAATATTTAATGAATCATATTTATCTATATTTATGAAGGATAATGCAGATATAAATAAATTACTTTCATAAATATGTAAATGTTTTAGTTAAAAAACAATAAATTAAAATTAAATTAATTAATTTTCCAAAAATTTTTTTTCTTTTAGGAATGTATAAAATGGGAGGCGGATTAATGCAACTCGTGGCTTATGGAGCTCAGGACGTATACCTTAAAAGCCTGTAGGGTAGAAAAACATCAGGGAATATCAAAAAAATAAGATATTCATAAAGCCTTTTGTGGATGCTCTTTCATTTTAAAAGAGCCCCACTGATGTTAATCAGGGAAATTAGATGGTGTTTGTATCATTTAATTAGAAAAACCCTGGTAAGAAAATCAAACTGCTAGAAACCCCTAAAGCTTATTCTACTAAGCAATTTTTGTGAGAAAATTGTGGCCAAGACAAAAAACTTGGGTATAGTGACAATGAATAAGATGAAATTAAGTTTTATAATATTAATTGAAATGGGCAATTAGCATCCAAGCTTCTCTAAAGAATAACTAAAGAATGACTAAAATTATAATAAAAAAATAGAAAAATATTATATAAATACAAACATAGGAATAATATATAATGCAGGAAATACGATGTGAAAAATGTGAAATAATTAAACCAATTGAAAAATATAGAAAGTATACTGATAGGGAAAATTCATATTCAAAAACATGTAAAAAATGTTTAAATGAAATTGATAAAATAAGAAAGAAAAATCTTAGAAAAAAAAGATTAGAAACTTTAATGGTAAAATGTGAATCATGTAATGAAGAAAAAACATGCAAAGATTTTGCCAAATTAAAAAAATTCTATAAAAAAAAGATTTGTAATTCTTGTTACCCAAAATTTTTGGAAGAACAAAAAAATGCTTGGTGTAAAAAGGAAAGTTTGAATAATATAAATTATCGCTTGAAAAAATCCTTGGCTCTGCGTTTGAGAACTGTTTTACAAAAAAATATTTCTACTATGAATTACATAGGTTGTAATATTCAGTATTTAAGAGAATGGTTTGAGTACAATTTTACACCTGAAATGAATTGGAATAATTATGGTTCATTTTGGTCTATCGGTCACATTATTCCTGTTTGTAAATTTGATTTAACAAATGAGAATGAAAAATTAATATGTTGGAATTGGTCTAATTTAATACCAGTTACCGTTAATTATAATTCATCCAAAAAAGAAATAGATATAAATCAAGTATATAATATTATAAAAAAATTAGATAATTTTAGAGAAGAAGGTTCAACGACTAAATGGTTTTCGAGAGATTTTATGTTAAATATAGAAGATGATAGAATAAAATCAATCATAAATTCTCTTTAAGAAATAGTCTACTCCTTATTGAAAGATAAGGTAGAGGAAATGTACAGGTAATCCTCAAATTACTTTTTGGAAAGTTACTTATCGTAGATATACTAACTTTGCAATTGAATCCATTGAACAAACCTTCAATGGTCAAGCTGATTTTGGTCGTCGTGTCCAATGTGTAATCAGCAGAAACGGTGATCTTGCTTATAGAACTTACTTGCAAGTCACTTTACCTGAAATTAACCAACTTATGGGTATTGCATCCTTCGCTCTTGGCGTTGGATCTGGTGTTTATGCTCGTTGGTTAGATTTCCCTGGTGAGCAATTGATTGCTCAAGTTGAAGTTGAAATTGGTGGTCAAAGAATTGATCGTCAATATGGTGATTGGATGCACATCTGGAACCAACTAACCATGACTTCTGAACAAGAACGTGGTTATTTTAAGATGGTAGGAAATACTACCCAACTTACATTCATTACTGATCCTTCCTTCTCTGAAGTGGATGGTCCTTGTGACTCCTTGGCCCCTCGTCAAGTTTGTGCTCCTCGTAATGCACTTCCTGAAACTACTTTGTATGTTCCTCTTCAATTTTGGTTCTGTAATAACCCTGGACTTGCCCTTCCTTTGATTGCTCTTCAATACCACGAAGTCAAGATTAATCTTGATATACGTCCAATTGATGAATGTTTATGGGCTGTTACTACTTTAAGTTGCAACAGTGGAGCATCTCCATTAGGACCTAATGCTACTACTGCAAGCTCAAAAGCTTACTTAGCAAATGAATATGCTCCTGGTCGTCCAGTTCCTGCTGCTATTGCTTACAACCAATCTTTAGTTGCTGCATCATTATATGTTGACTATGTCTTCCTTGATACTGATGAGCGCCGAAGATTTGCCCAAAATCCTCATGAATACTTGATTACTCAACTCCAATTCACTGGTGACGAGTCTGTTGGTTCTTCATCCAACAAGATTAAGCTCAACTTTAACCATCCAGTTAAGGAATTAATTTGGGTTGTCCAACCTGATCAGAACGTTGATTACTGTTCATCTCTTGTTTGTGATGCTCTTTTATTCAAAGTTCTTGGTGCTCAACCATTCAACTATACTGATGCAATTGATGCTCTTCCAAATGCAATCCATGCATTCGGTGCTCCAGCTGCAGTAGCACGTGATACTCGTTCATATATTGATGCAGAGGGTCTTTTCAATGATGCAGGTGCCCTTGATTATGATATTCCAGCAGGTTTCACTGGATATTGGCATGGACCTGAAAATCCATACAACCAGCCAAACTTTGGAGGTGATGGTATTGTTGATACTGGATTAACTGATGCTGAAAAGGCTAAGCTTCAGCTTCTAACCTCATTACAACGTGATCACTTAGAAAACTCAACTGTCTCTGATGCAGGTACTTTTGTCCTTACTGAGACCTCTTTAGCTCTACACTGTTGGGGTTTGAATCCAGTAGTTACTGCTAAGCTCCAATTGAATGGACAGGATCGTTTCTCAGAGCGAGAAGGTTCATACTTCAGTTTGGTTCAGCCATACCAATCTCATACTCGTAATCCAGATGAAGGTATTAATGTTTATTCATTTGCTCTTCGTCCAGAAGAACACCAACCATCCGGCACTTGTAACTTTTCCAGAATTGATAACGCAACACTTCAATTGGTTTTGTCTAACGCAACTGTGGAAGGAACTAAGACTGCAAAGGTACGCGTATACGCCACCAATTATAACGTATTAAGAATTATGAGTGGGATGGGCGGCCTCGCATATTCCAATTAGGCACCATATATCGTGTCATTTTATTTTATATTTTATAGAATTTAATACTATAATAATAAATTATAATATTAAAAAAACTTATAAAATCTTGCTTTATAATTAGGTAAAGCAAGATGGATAACCACATAAGGAAGTTACAAAAAAGAAATATTTATCACGGAGAACGCCTTAGAAAAAAACACTTGGTAATAAAAGAGTTGGTCATAACAAAGAAATTATTTATGTAAGTTAAATAAAAAAATCAAAAACCAAAGAAATTATATATTTCTAAAAGGACTTAAAGCCCTTTAAATCAAAGAAATTATATATTTCTAAAACGACTTAAAGCCCTTTAAACCAAAGAAATTATATATTTCTAAAAGGACTTAAAGCCCTTTAAACCAAAGAAATTATATATTTCTAAAACTACTTAAAGAAGAATCCGCTGGAACATAAACCAATTATCCCATTTTTCATTATACTCTGTATGCACATAAAACAAATTCGGATTTGTAAAAATTATATCCATTATTATCATTTGATCATCTTTTACTATAAAATTATTACTAAAATAATATAGCAATTTTTCATCATATAGTTTTCTATACGTATCTATTAATTCTGATCTTAATATAAAAAAACCACCCGCAAAACATATTTCATCAAATTTTATTGAGGGTTGGCTTGTTAGTTTGTTTATATAATGATTTTTTATATCATTTAATAGTTTTGCATATGTAAATATATTATTTTGAACACAACCATAATGAATAAAATTGTCATTAAATGGGTTATTTAATAATTTTTTATTATCTGGCCATTTTAATAAGTGTTTTGTATGTAAATCGTTCTTTCTATTACGAAAATACCCAATATCACACCAACCATAATACAATGTGACAAAATATTTATTCTTTATTGTTTCATTCACAAAAAATACCTTTTCATTCCATAACATATTTAGTTTCCAATCTGTATGGGTATGTATATTTAAATTACTTTTTTCATGATTTTTTATCCAAAAATCTTTGTATTTATATGTATAAAAATCCTCAAACGGTTTTATTATTATTTTTATTTTTTTATTTGATAAATCTATTAAATTTAATATTTGTTTAAATGAATTAGCATCAGTATATATTACTAAATTAAAATTATTTACTATTGATAATATATTTTTTATCCATTGTAAATATGTTTTTATATCAAATTTTGATTTTAAAACATACCAACAACTTGATAATGTTACTAAAGGCTTCGTGGATTCATTTTTTCCTATTATTTGTTTTTTATTTGAAAATATAACATTCATTAGACTTAATGATTTTAATTCTTTATATATAAAAACTTAAAAATTATAAATTTAAAATATATATGATTTCAAAGTTTTATGAGGTAATATTATTAATTTTTAATTGTAAAAAATACCAATATAAAGCATTAAAACAAAAGGAAACCTGGTTAAAACAATTAAATGAATTACCTAATTATTTAATTATACCTTATTTTCATGTTATTGGAGAACCACTTTTAAATCAAGATTATTTATTTAATGAGACAGAACATATTTTGTATGTTAAAACACCAGATGATTATATTTCATTGCCCAAAAAAGTTATTGCTGCTTATCAAGCTATTAATAAAGAATTTGTATTTAGTTATATTTTTAAAACTGATGATGACCAAAATCTTATTAGAATTGAATTTTTAAATATTATTAAAGAATTACTCCTTAAAAGATTACCTAAAATTCATTATGCTGGGAAAATAATTAATGTAGATAAATCATATTTAAGTCAATATAATATTATACATCCTGAATTACCACAAAATTTACCAGTTTTAAAAACACAATATTGTAGTGGAAGATTTTATATATTATCTGATTTAGCAGTTCAACAATTAATTAGTAAAAAAGACAAAATTAATAATGAATATCTTGAAGATTATGCAATTGGATTTCATCTTGATTCAATTCTTAAAAAAACTATATTTAATATAGAAACTAACAAATATTTTTTGGATTTTGAAGACTAAGTCTATAAATATTTATCGTTTATTTTGGGTTAAATCTTTCATCAGTAAACCTTTTTCTCTCATTTCTTTTATTGCATTAAATAATTTTGCTTTATCTAAATCTTTCATCATTTCTTCATAGTTTGTTACTTTTTTTTCTATATCACTATAATCTTCACGTTGTATTACTGTTAAAGGAGTAATTAAATACCATTTACTTGCACCTTGTAAAACAAACCAGAACTTATCTATTGCAAATCTTGATTTTTCATCAGGTTTATTTAATAAATTTGTTAGTCCCATTTTTACATTAGATATTAGAACATTTATATAATGACCATTTACTAAATATCCTGTTGTAGTTTGACAACGAGTTACTTTAACACATGTTTCATCTATTTTTTCATAAGGAGGCATATTATTACCAGCAAGTAAAATTACATCCCAATTATTTTCATGTAATTCAAAAAATTTATTTATTTGATTTTTAAATAATTCTATATCTAGAAATTTAATGTCATCTTCAATTATTAATACATGATCTAATTTATTTTTCTTTGCATCTTCTAATATTTTTAAATGACTCATACTACAACCTATTGCTCCATTTGTCATTTTAATTGCATTAAATCTTGTAGCTTTTAAACCCAATTTGTTTAATTCATTTTCAACATGTTCTTTACGATCAGTTCTATGGTCTAAATTTATATAAAATACATTTTTTATATCATTTAAACATTTTATACCCATTATAAAAATATTTTATAAATTATTTTTATAATGTTATCTTATTATTATTTTACCTATAAACGCCCCCTAAACGTATATTTGCCGATGTAGTTGCCTTGGGCTTAGCAGCTATTATTCTTGCGTAGGCAGGAGAAAATTTATTTACATTTGTAGGTATTATACGTTGGGAAGAATTCATTTTAAGCATAACCTCATTATATTGCTGTATTTTGCTTAAAAGTGATTGAGTTGTTTCTTCTTTTAATAATTTTTGAGGAGGAGAAGGTGGCATAACTTCCCTTGTAGGATCGGTGGAATTTTCGTAACTATATTGTATTATTTTTTCAGCTTCCTGTTTACCGTATTTTTTAATCATCTCATTTTTTTTTTCCATAGTTGGATAAAATGGAATATTTGACCAGTCATCAGTTATATGATCTATTTTGGTTTCTTTAATTTTATTTGGATGAATTATTTTTCTTGGCGGTTCTCTTAAATCATATTTATGATAATTTTCATTTTCAAATCTTGTTCCAGTCATAAATGTAGAAATATTAATTATAAAAATATTATTTGCAAATACAGTATGAACATTATCTAATGGATTAGAAGATTCTGTTTCTATTTTATAATTTAATTTATGAATTGTCATTAACCCATCTAATCCATCATCATGTTTTGCTCTCCAAGGATCCTTACGATTAATAATTCTTTGAACCCCATCGAATAAATGTAAAATATTTGGATTACCAATAGTAAAAAATTGACTACGATCTATTTTAATTCCATTTTTTTTCACATCTTGTTTGTAAAACATTATCTTCCATTCCCCAACCCCAGAAATTAGGATATCCATTTATCTTTTCAAAATCTGAACCTTTTACTGCTACTATTCCACCAAGAGCATAATCAAACCCATAAAAATGTTTTACCACTCCTGAATTGGTTTCATAATTAAATATATTTGCAAACGGAATTGTATCAATATCATTAAAAACAAATGTGATATTTTTATAATCATTTGGATACTTTTCCTTAATTGCTAAAAAACCTATATTTTTTGTTGCCCCTCTATTAAATGCTCTTATATCACATTGATGAGAAAAATATATTTCGTAATCATCTTTTAGATAACTATCTTCCAATATAGTCTTTAAATAATTTGAAAAAAAGAATTTGTGTTGTGGACGATTTCTATATGGAACAATAAACACTACTTTAGGTTTATTAGACATAATATATAAATCCATACCATTTTAATATTATTCTTATAACGCGATTATGAACCATTTCCAAATACTCGTTGCTCTAAACTAACAAATTTTGTTTCGTAAAACTGGTTTCCTGATTTTGATTATATTTATTTAAAATAACAGATGGAACCAAATCCTCAGTCATTTTTTCCAGTTTTTTATAACATTTATTTATGGTTACTTCAGAAATTTCACTAATTGCTTTCACTTCTCTTTTAGAGACATTTAATTTACATAACTGAGATATAAAATAAACAATACCTGCTGCTATGGAATGAGGAGTATTTTCAGGCATCAAATTTTTCTTTTCAATTTTAATAGCAATAAATTGACATAATCTTGTTAGTTCTGAATTAATATTAAGCTTACTACAATATCTTTCAATGAAATCCTCTGGTTTTGTTTTACAAAATGCTGTTTTATCTTTCAGTTCCATATCTTTCTCCAGGATATTCAAAATGGTTTGCGCATTTTTACAACCTTGAGTTGCACTTGTCACATCCAAATTAAATATAGATGCCAATTCTTTAGCCGTTCTAGGATAATTATTAATTCTACATGAGATATAAATGGAGGCTGCCATTAATCCATCTTTATTATCACCTCTAAAAGTTTGTTCATATTCACATATCTTTTTATGGTAGCGAATTGCATCATCAATGATTTTTTTTGATATTCCTGCATTATTAGCATAAATAGTAATGCGTTGAAATTCATCATATTGTGATTTTTCTTTATATGGCATTGATTGCCATTCGGTATAACGTCTAATTTTTCTCATTTCATATGAAGATTTACCAATACATAATACTTTACAACCGAAAGATGATTCTTCTAAAAGAGGATTAATAGGCATACCACATCTAGTAGGATCTGAACTTTGATTATCATCTGCTCCATAATATCTCCATTCAGGAGAATGATCTAAAATATCTTTGTATATGATGCCGCATTTGTTATTAGTACAAGTTAGAAAACCTTCATCTGAAAATGCTAAAGAATATTTACACCGTTCACAATTTTCTCTATCACCTATAGTTCTATATAAACATTCTAATGGTTCATTTTGTTTATCTGGGTTTATAACTTCCGATTCAAATACATTCCAAAGCTTAGCCTTTTCTTGTAAAGTTAGTAAATTATTGTCTTTATTCTTTTTGCTTCTTTCTGTATTCATCCTTAGATTTAATTGAATTAGAAAATTTATTTTTAAATCAATTTTATTACTTCAATAAATTACTTTTTACCATTTATTTTACTATTGAAAAAGCCGTGCTACTAATTATATCAGCATCAGGATTTTCATTTGTTAGTTTTCCATTTTTTGAAATCGATTGTTCAAAGGTGTAAAAAATAATATACTTACACAATTAGTATTTCTAAAATTGCTATAACAAATTTGATATAATACAAATTATATTAATTTTTATTATACATTTTATTTATATAATATATACCATGGGAAATCAAACATCTTCAACAACTAAAACAGAACAAAGCGATGAATTAAAACCTAAATCTATATCTCAAATTTTAGACTTTATAGCAACATATTATATACTAACAATGGATTTCAAAAGCTTAAGAAAACTATATGATAAAGAATATTGTGACAAATTAGTTATACTAACATCGGATATAATTCAAAGGTATTTTACAGACTTAGAAATTACATATTTATCACAAAGAATTAAAGATGGTATTGAAATTAATGAAATTGATAAAGACAAAGTTATATTTTTTAATAGAGATAAACTAAATAATCTCGATGTGCAAAATTCAATCAAAAAAAAACGACTGTGTATTGCTATTGCTAAATTTTATATCAAAATTGCACATATTTTTGCTGCAATTGTAACTACAATAAATCCAATTTATGTTTATAAAGATTTTGAGGGTAATACTGTTCGTGCATCATTATATGAAAAAGGTAAAATTCCTAAAAATACACCAAGAGATATTTATAATTTAAATATTTGCGAAGAACGTATAAATTCTTTACAGAATAAACAAACATTAGAACCTGATACAGAAGGAAATATAACAATTGGACCAAAGGTCTGTAATATGAATATTAAAGATGATGGAGGACTGAAAAATTTAGAAGATGAACCAGGAATTCCAGAATTAGAAGAATTATATTATGATGATAATTATGATTTTAAAACTGGAAAATTTACCGGAATGTCTGAAAATACAAGAAAGATTTATCTAAGCGATTTAAAAATTTTTTATAATATTTTTACCGGGGAATCTGGGACATTACCTATTGGAATAACAAGCTTTAAAGATATTAAATTAAGAGATTATAATAAAATGGAAAAATGTTCTGGACCAAATCCTTTATTTGAGATAAAAATTAAGGGTCCATTAACTAACAAATTATTTAGTGATTATGCTGAAAATTTAAAAAAAATGATGCAAACAACTAACAAAAATCAGCAGGCATTATTAATAATTATTAATAAAATTTTTGTTTATACAATTGATCCCCAAACTAATAAAAAAAAAATTCGTATAAACCCTTCATTAACAGAAGAAAGTTTACAAGAAATAGTAGTTGAAACAAGAGCGTTAATAATAAAGTTATATTTAACTTGTGAAATAGATTATATAAATGGTTTAAAAATTTATGAAGCTATTGTTGAAAAAAAAATATTAGAAACGGTACAAAATCAGATAAAAAAATTAGAAAATATGAATGAAGAATTAATCATGGAAGGTTCTATGAGATAAATAATTATGGGTAGAAAATTTAATATAATGGTAATATATAATGAAAAATTGTCCTTTATATAATGGTGAAAATTTAGATTTTACAGGATATAAAAATCCATATGGATTAATCCAAAAAGCGGGAAAACGAAAATCTAAAAAAATAAAAAAAACTAAGCATAGAAAAAGAAAGGGAACAAGAAAATATAAATATTAAAATTTAGGATTTTTTTTTAAAAAAAATATTTTTATAATATATAATGAAAACTCGGAGTCATACTCGAAAGCTTTTGGATATTTCAGGTCGTCGTCTTAAAACTTCAAATTGTCGTGGTAAATCTTATACAAGGTGCCGTATTAAGGATGGATGTAAACTTACTAAAGTTGGTAGTAGAAAGTCGTATTGCCGAACACTTAAGAATCGTTCTAGATAAGAAAAATGTTAAAAAGTGTGATTGTTGTATAATTTAGTTTATATAAAGTCTTAATCAATTTATAGATAAATATATTTATAATAAAATAGGGGGTGTAGCTCAATAGGTAGAGCGCATGCTTAGCATGCATGAGGTAGTGGGTTCGAAACCTTCCACCTCCAGAATATTTATATTTACTGTAATTTTACAAATAAAATAATATTGGTAATGTTGAAAAGGTGTAAAAATATCATTTTTTGTATATTTTTATTATTTTACTAAATAGTTTTAGAAAAATGATATATAACAAAGTTTTGGGAATATGAAATTAGTAAATACAAGTTTTGGTAATTTGTAATTCTAACATATATTATTTTTGATTTATATTATAATATATAATATAAATTATACTAAATAAGTTTAAGCTTTGGAAGCAGCAGCAGCTTTAGAAGCAGCACGTCCAGCGGCTTCAGCAGCAGATGCAGTTTTAGCGGCAGCCCTTTTAGCAGACATAGCAGCAGAAGCAGCACGTCCGGCGGAAGCAGAACGAGCAGCAGAAGCGGCACGAGATGCGGCCTTGGCAGCTTCTTTAGCAGCACTCTTGGCTTGAGAAGCAGCAGCAGCTGCTCCACGGGCGGCTGCGCGTTTCATTGTGCGAGCAGCAGAACGTGACTTTCCATGGGATCTTGCTTTAGAACGAGGATGATGACGATGAGTAGCCATTTTATATATTACTCTTAGAAAAAAATAAAATTGCTTAATATAAATATTTTTCTAAATTATTTCTTTTCCTACCAAATAGTATCTGTAGAAGACCAATACATTTTATCCCCTTTTTTAATATTATACAAACTTCTAAATAATTTTAAACGAGCTAATGGGCAATTAGTTCTATATTTATCCATAGGATGGGGATTAGTTTTTAACTGGGCTTTAATCGCTTCATCAAATATTTTTTGTCTGGCTTGAATTGCTAAATAAACATAGAATGCATGGAAAGATAATGCACGAATAGGAACAATATCTTTGTTTTTATCTTGAAAGTCTTTTAAATAGTTTTGGCAAATGGCCATACCTGAAATATCTGCTAAATTTTCTCCAGTGCTTAAACTGGCATCCATTTTAATTCCATCATAACTTGCAAATTTTTCATATTGTTTAATTACATTTCTAACCTTTCGATTAAATATATTACGATCATGTTTTGTCCACCAATTATGTAAATTACCTTTTTCATCATAACGACTTCCTAAATCATCTAAACAATGAGACATTTCATGTCCTAATGTATATCCAATATAAGCTAAATTATATTCAATACCTCTTTCTTCTAAATCTATAAATGGTTTTTGTAAATATGCTAAAGGAACATAAATTGAGTTTTCTGTTGGAGTATAATATGCATTTACTATATATGATTGTTTTCCTACCATTTTAAATTGTTCCCAATCAATAACTGGAATGTCAACTTCAGAAGATTTACCATCTAATTGAATCATCTTCTTACATCTCCAAGAAGCTAAAAGCTGTAAATTATAATAAGCATTATTATTTGTATAATTAAGTATTGGATCCTCTCTTAGAATCTTGGGACTACCTATTTCTAATTTAATATTTTCAAGTTTTAATAAAGCATATTTTTTTGTTGAAGGAGATAACCATTTATTGTGTTTAATTATTCTTTTATAAACAGTTAATAAATCGGAACCTAAATTAAAAGTATAATCTATGTATTCTTGTTTTTTATTTCTTTCTATATATTCATTAGTTAAGAATGTATTAAAACAAAATGATAATCCAAAAACTGGGTAAATTTCTTTTGGGAATGGGACTTGTTGACCTCTAATAAATTTATTATTAAAATCAAAATAAACCAATCTCCATTCACTATGAAAACGCATAAGTTGTCGTAAAACCATATATAAATAATAAGTTCTCCACTTTGTGCTTTTCCATTCATTATCTTTTTGTAACATGTCCATAATGCATTTTAAGTAATTTATGCTTGAACAAATAAATTTTGAGGGGGCTTCCTTGTATCCTATATTTTTAGCAAAAGATTCCCAATCAAATCCAATTTTTAATGCATCTTCTTGTGTAAAAACATTATAACCATCTGGATCATCATTCTTAATTGAATTACATCCTAACGCACTTAACATATCGTATTCACAATCCCAGACATCTATAGATTTTAAACCATGACCTTTACCTAAACATAAATCAAACATAGTATCAATAAATTCTAAAAATCTGTGTTTAAATTCTTTTTTATTTTTTTTTGTATCTTGATCTTCTTCGGTATCCTCTATATATATTTCATAATCATAGATTGATAGTTGTGGAGCTGAAATATAAGAAATATATTTTTCAACATTTTTTTCATCTCGTGAAACGCTCCAAACAATAGGGCATCCCCAAGAAACAATTTCGTTTTGATTAATTTTTCCAAACAATCCAAAAATATTTTCATTTGCTAAATAATAATCTAATTTGTCAACAAGTTTTTTTACATATCCTTTAATAATATCTGGATTTAAATTGTATAATGATTCATAAACATTTTTAATAGCTAAAGCTTTTTTTGAATTATTATTTTTGATATAATCCTTTATAATATCAATTAATTCGTAATAAACTTTTTCTTGTGTAACTCTAAAACTATCCACTTGAACATAATATTTTAATGAATTTTTTAATTCTTTTGTTTTCTGGGATAACCATTCATAATTTATATATGTATAAAAATCATCTTTAAGTTTATACTCTTTTGGAGTGAAAGGAGTTTTAAATAATTTTATTAATTCTTTTTCAGTGTCTTTAAAATGTTTTTTTAAATTATCTTGATTAGTTAATTCATATTTTTTTTCAAATTGATTAAAAGTATTGGCATGTTTTTGACAATAAACCTTTAATTGTTTTTGAGAAGGCTTACATTTTTTTGTTTTATTCTTGTATTTTTTATTATTCTTTGTTTTCATATATATTATAACTCCAAAAAATTAAAATAGACAAAATAAAATAAAATAAAATTGTTTAATTTATATATGCTAAAAGACAAATAAAAAAAAATTCAATAAGACTTCAAGAATATATGTCTATATTTTTTCATTTTAATTTATGTCGGTGACATTTTATTCCCTATTTTATTCAATAAATCTTCGCTATAAACCAATTTTCCTGATGGTTTATATGAATTAATTGGTGTATATTTTTTACTATTATTAATTTGTTGAATAATATTTTGAGGTTGTTTCTTTTCATCTTCTTCTTCATCTTCTTCATCTATTTTTTCTTCTTTTATTCTCTCTCCATATTCATTAATAGCTATACCCGTTTTTTTCTTTATTTCATTTCTAACATAAGTAGGCACCCAATGTTCCCAACAAATAAATAATGTATTTGGATGAAAATATCTTACATTAAATCCATTTTCTTGTAAAACATTCATTAAATATGCTATACAACCTGCCTGATCATATTTAGGTACTCCAATTATAACTTCAGGCACAACAAACCAACAGAATTTATCATGTATACTATGTTTTGCAGTAGTTTTAATTCTAATATGAATACGATTTAATATTTTTTTAAATAATTCTAATTTACCTAGGTCAACTTGTCGTTTTTTTTCATATAATTCATCAATATTAATCTTTTCAGAAAAGTCAGAAAAATTTTCCAATGTAAAAATATTAGCCATTTGTTATCTTGTAAGAAAATTATTTTTAAACATTTCCGGAAAATAAATGAATTTTTATTTATATATTTTCTTTTTGGTTTGAGTAATTTTGAGCTTTACCAAAATAGGTTATTATGGATAATATTTACTAAAGGGTTTTTATAATAATAAATTTGTAATGTTGAAAAATAAAGAGGAACGGTGATATTTTTCTGAGAATAAACTAACAAAATAGAAAAAGTAAGAAATAACTTTATATACACCTTTGAATTGTAAAATAATGGTATAAATTTTGTATAAAAATCTAATCTTCAAACGAAAACCAGAAATAATTCGAAAATAAGTCGGAAATAAGTCGGAAATAAACGGATTCTAATCGGATTCGGGTTAGATTCGGGTTGGATTCGGGTTGGATTCGGGTTGGATTCGGATTCGGTTTCGGGTTCGGGTTCGGATTCGGGTTCGGTTCGGATTCGGATTCGGATTCGGATTCGGATTCGAATTCGGATTCGGGTTCGGGTTCGGGTTCGGGTTCGGGTTCGGGTTCGGGTTAAGGCGTATTCGGCTACGGAGGGGGTCGAGTTTGATTCGGGTTCGGGTTCGGGTTCGGGTTCGGGTTCGGGTTCGGGTTCGGGTT